GCTTTAAAAATCCCAAAATGGGAACTTTTGTAACTTTAATGACAACTTATGACAATAATCTTTATAATATTAGCAGCTATTTGTAACTCGGTAATGGATCTTCTATCTACCAGGTATTATATTTCTATATTTGGAAACCTAAAGAACAGACAATTTTGGGATTGGAATATGTCCTGGAGAAACAAATGGCAGTGGGGCGAGAAAGAAAATGGCGAGAAGTTCTTTTTATCTTCAACTATGCTTTCGTTTTTAACAGATGGGTGGCATTTATTTAAAGCCTTAATGTTATTGTTTATTTCTTTAGCTATTGTAACTTATAAACCTATATTTGGGTATTTTGATATAATTCTATTCTCTATTATTTGGGGAGTAGTTTTTGAGATGTTTTACACTAAAATCCTATTGAAATGAGTACAACAATCTTAAAGAAAAAAGCAGATGCTATATTTTCTACTTATATTCGTTTAAAGTACGCAGATGAGAATTTAGATGTGCAGTGCTTTACTTGCGACAAGGTTTTGCCTTACAAAAAGATTCAAAATGGGCATTTCTATTCAAGAGGTATTTTAAGTTTGAGATACGACGAACAAAATTGCCGACCACAGTGCTACGGATGCAATATTGCTCAAAAAGGCAATTATATTGAGTATTACAAAAGACTGGAAAAAGAAATAGGTAAAGGCGGAATGGATTTTCTTGAACACAAAAGGCATCAGGTAAAGAAGATGGGCAAAGCTGATTACCAAGAACTAATTGACCTGTACACACAGAAAGTAGCTGATTTATAAAAATATATTACCTTTGTAAAATGAAAACCGAATTAGTAAGCATCAAATTAGTAAAGTCAAACCCTAATAATCCACGAATTATTAAGGATGATAAATTTGCAAAATTAGTAGCATCAATTAAGGAGTTCCCAAAGATGCTTGAAATAAGACCTATTGTTGTAAACGATGATATGATTGTTTTAGGTGGTAATATGAGATTAAAGGCTTGTATTCACGCTGGATTAAAAGAAGTTCCAATTATTAAAGTTACGGATTTGACAGAGCAAGAACAAAAGCAATTTATTATTAAAGATAATGTAAGCGGTGGCGAATGGGATTGGAGTATGTTAGCTAACGAGTGGGATGTTACAGAATTAGAAGATTGGGGTTTAAGTGTAGGAGGTTTTGATTTAAATAGCGATGAATTAGGCGAAGAATTTAGTTTAGCAGAAGGGGATAAATCTCCATTTCAACAAATAACTTTTACTTTAGCTGATGAACAAGCAGAACAAATTAAAAATGCAATAACTGATATAAAAAAGACCGAAGAATATAAGTATGCAGAAACTATGGGCAATGAGAATAGTAATGGCAATGCTTTATATTTAATTATTATGCAATGGGCAGAGCAAAAGAAATAATTGTTAAGGTTATTCCAAGTAAGATTGCTAATGAATTTGTTAAGTTAAATCATTATTCAGGAAAAGTAGTGCCTAATAGTACATTGCACTTTGGTTGTTTTTTAGATAATAAATTGCACGGTGTTTTAAGTTATGGTCCAAGTATAAATAAAAAAGGCACTATAAATTTAGTTGCAGGTACTGGTTGGAATGAATTTATTGAACTCAATAGAATGGCTTTTGATGATTATTTGCCTAAATATAGTGAAAGTAGATGTATTGCAATTAGTATTAAATTAATTAAAAAAAATGCACCTCAAATAAAATGGGTAATAAGTTTTGCAGATGGTACTCAATGTGGAGACGGTACAATTTATAGAGCAAGTGGTTTTTATTTAGTTGGGATTGTTGAAAATACTTCTTTAAGAATAAATCCAAAAACAGGAGAAGCTATACATATTATACAAGCACACCATTTAAAAATAAGTACAGAATTTAGAAAATGGCAACCTTTTCCTGGTAAGCAATTAAAATATGTATATTTGATAGATAAAACTTGTAAAATTACAGTTCCTATTTTACCTTTTAGCAAAATAGATGAAATGGGTGCTGGGATGTATAAAGGAGAAAAAGTATCTTTGCAAGAAAGACAAGCGATAAAAGTGTAATGGTTGCACAGTTGGCTTCCAGCTAACAGGAGGGGTTCGATTCCACCTTATCGCTCAAATAAAACATTATGGCATATAAAACAGAGGAGTTAGAGAAGAAGTCTTTAGAGGCTATCGATAAGCATAAATTGTTCTTTATTGAGGATGTAGTGGCATTTTTACCTTGCGATAAGACTACATTTTATAATCATAAATTGCACGAATTCCACACAATAAAAGAAGCACTTGAAAAAAACAAAGTAGAGATTAAAACATCTATGCGTTCAAAGTGGTATAAGAGCGAAAACCCTACTTTACAGATGGGATTATATAAGTTAATCGGAACACCTGAAGAAGCCGAACGATTAGGTACTACTTTAAAACATACTGGTGGTATGGATTTAGGTATTACTTTCAACGAGACCAAAACCTATGATACTAACGAAGAAGCAGACTAAAGCACTCGATAGATTAGAAGACAACAAAACAAGCGAGGTAATATTTGGAGGTGGTGTAGCAGGAGGTAAATCAGCACTTGGTGTTTATTGGATAATTAAATGCTGCTTAAAATATCCTGGCTCTCGATGGCTAATGGGTAGAGCAGTCCTTAAAACTTTAAAAGATACTACCTTAAATTCGTTCTACGATGTATGTAAGCTGCAAGGTATAAAGTCAGGGCAACACTATATTTATAACGCTCAATCTAATATTATTACATTCTCAAATGGCTCGGCTATTTACTTAAAAGATTTGTTTCAATATCCTTCGGATGTAAACTTTGATGAACTTGGGTCGCTTGAAATTTCTGGAGCATTTATTGACGAATGCAATCAAATCACAGAGAAAGCCTGGAACATAGTTAAGTCAAGGATAAGATACAAGCTAACTGAATTTAATATAATACCAAAGATGCTCGGAACTTGCAACCCTGCAAAGGGATATGTTTATAATAACTTTTATAAACCTACAAAGGACGGCACGATAAGCGAGAGCAAAGCCTTTATACAATCTTTAATACAGGACAATCCTTATATTTCGGAGCATTACATTCAATCCCTGCAATCTTTAGACAAGTTTAGTAAGGAGCGTTTATTATTTGGTAACTGGGAGTATGATGACAACGATAACGCTTTAATACAGTACGATAAGATAATTGACTTATTTACTAATGAGCATATTCCAAATGGTAAAGGATATATTTCTGCGGATATAGCACGATTCGGTAAGGATAAAACTTTGATAATGGTTTGGTCAGGCTTTAGAGTTATCGAGATACATAAGTTGTCCAATAAGGCAACCAACGAAGTAGCAGCATACATTAAGCACCTGGCAAAAAAGCATTCTATTCCTTATTCTCAAATTATCTGCGATGAAGATGGGGTGGGCTCGGGTGTGGTCGACTATGGCTTTAAAGGATTTGTTAACAATAGCAAGGCACTTACCGGTAATTACATAAACTTAAAGTCTGAATGTTATTATAAACTTGCGGAGTTAATTAATGAAGCTGGAGTGTGGGTTATAACCGAAGATGTAACAATCAAAAAGGAATTAACCGAAGAACTTGAATGGGTGCAAAGACACAACGCTGATAAGGATGGTAAACTTGCGGTGCTACCTAAAGACAAAGTTAAAGAACATTTAGGTCGAAGTCCCGATATAAGTGATGCCTTAATGATGCGGATGTGGTTTGAACTAAAGAAGTTTGACTTTGTTGTAATGTAAAAGTTATCTAAATTTATCGTAAATTTGTAAAAATAATTGCTTATGAATCTCATACAAAGAATTAAAGCTGCTATACTACCTTCTCAAGGTTCGGATGCGGGCAACAAATACAATCAATCTTTATTCTCTTATTTTAATGGAATATTCTTTAACATCCCTAACAATCCAAGAGCGTATGTAAGGAATGGCTATCAAGGTAATCCCGATGTATTTGCGATTATTAATATGATTGCTAAAAAGGCTGCTTCAGTTCCTTTCTATGTTTACGAGATAGACAATAAAAAGAGTTTTAATAGAATAAAGAATAATAAGTTTAACTTACTTAAAAAGGGATTAACGGAAGTAGAAGGTACTGACTTGAATAAGCTGATTGCAAGACCTAACGAAATGCAAAGCCAACAAGAATATATTGAATCTTTAGTTTCTTTTTTAGAGATAACAGGTAATGCTTATTCTTATAAGTTTATGCCTGAAGTAGGTAGAAACAAAGGAGTTCCAACTAAACTTTATCCTTTACCTTCTCAATTTACACAGATTATAGGAAGCGGAACTTTTGAACCTATTAGTGCTTATAAGCTACAAATAGGAAACCAAGAGATTGAATTTAAAGTAAACGAAGTAAACCACATTAAGTTCTTTAACCCTGACTACAATGTAAGTGGTAATCAATTATATGGAATGAGTCCGCTTATGGCTGCTTGGGAAACTGTATCAAGTTCTAACGAAGGAACAAGAGCAAAAGCTAAAGCATTTATTAATGGTGGTGCAGCAGGTTTATTGTTTAGTGGGGATAAAGATGCAATGTTAGATGGTGAGCAAATTAGTAAGATTAACCAACAAATAGACACAAAGCTAACAGGTGCAGATAACTACAAAAGAATTGTAGCTACTAACGGTATTGTAGATTATAAGCAAATCGGAATGAGTCCAGCAGATTTAGAGATTATCAAATCAATCGGCGCTGATAGGGACACTTTATGTAGAGTGTTTGGAGTAGACCCTATCTTAATGGCTACTGATTCGGCTTCTTACAATAACAAGGAGATGGCTTACAAAGGTTTGGTAACTAATACGGTTATTCCTATTCTTAATATGATTAGAGGTATGTTTAACGAGGTTGCTTTGTACTACTCTTTAAGAGATGGCAAAGAATACTACATAGACTACGATGTTCAAGCGTTTCCTGAAATGCAAAAGGATATGGAGAAGATTGTAACACAGATGAAAGAATCTTGGTGGATTACTCCTAACGAAAAAAGAGATGCAATGAATTATGATAGATTAGACCAAGAAGATATGGATAGGATTTTAGTTCCTGCTAACTTAACTTATCTTGATGAATTAGGAATGAGCGATAAAGAATTATAATGAGCCAGGAAGAATTTGATATCAAACTACAATTATACCTTGAGGTCTACGGTTATCGTATGTTCTCTAAAGCATTAAAACAATCCATACAACCAATTATAGATGCTTTAAATCAATCGGAATCAGTTGCTTTTACTAATTCTATTGCAGGGATGCTTTATACTGAAGTTCCTATTGCTGATGCAATGAAAACTTTTTATAATACGGCTTGGAATAAACAATCTCGAGGTTATGTTAAATGGCTTAAAGCTAATTTACCACCACAAGCAACAATAGGTGTAGGCTTTGAAAATCCTATTATGGATGCAGCTTTAAAAGAATACTTTAACACCATAGGTGGGAAACACATTAAAGATATTAGCGATACAACACTTAAGAAAGTACAATCAGCATTTCAAACGGCTTTAGAAAACAACGAAGGATTTAGAGGTGCAGAGCGTAGATTAATTAAAGAAGTAGGGATGTCGAAGACAAGAGCGAGAATGATTGCACGAACTGAATCAGTAATGGTTACTAATGCTGCTAAATATACTCAAAGTGATATAATGCCTATTCTTATGGAAAAAACTTGGATTCATGACCATCCTAAAAATCCAAGAAACAAGCATGTTCAATTAGATGGAACTACTATTGACCTAGATAAAAAGTTTAAAGCTATTAACGGAATTATGATGAAACATCCAGGCGACCCAGCAGGTCTTGAAATAAATAACATAAATTGCAAATGCACGATGCTTACAAAAGCAAAGTTAGATAAGGAAAATAATATCATTTATAAATAATTGCTAAAAAAGTTAGTATCTTTGTACTATCATAGTTTGGTGTTTTGGTTTTAGGGTGGGTGGTAAAACATCCACTCTTTTTTAAACACT